TCAGCGGTCCGAGGCAACCCGCCGCTTGCCCAGGCCCTTGGCGCGGTACAGCGCCATGTCGGCGCGTTCCAGCAACTGCAGCATGGTGACGCCGGATTGCGGGAACACGGCAATGCCCACGCTGGCCGACACGGCAACCCGGATCTTGGGATACGGCAACGACAGGCTTTCGACCAGCGCCTCGGCCACGGCCTGCGCGTTGTCGCGGTCGGCGCCCATCAACAGCACGGCAAATTCGTCGCCGCCCAGCCGCGCCGCCACATCCGAAACCCGGATGGCGCGGGCCATGCGGTCGGCCGCCTCTTTGAGCACGGTGTCGCCCGCGGCATGGCCATGCATGTCGTTGACGGCTTTGAAACCGTCCAAGTCGATCGCCAGGATGGCGAAGGATTCGCCGCTGCGCTGCGCCACGGCCAGCTCGCGCAGGACCATCTCGCCGAACAGCACCCGGTTGCACAGCCCCGTCAGCGGGTCATAGTGCGCCAGGTGCTGGGCGTGTGCCAGCATGCGCGAGGCCTGCAACAGCGCCGTGCCGACCTCTTCGGCTTCCTTGACGCGCGTGCCGGGCAATTCCACGGTGCGCCCCTCGCCCAGGGCCAGCGCCGGGGCCACCAGGCCCTGCACGGCGGACGTCAGGCGGTTGGCCAGCCGCAATGCCAGCCATAGGCCCAGCCCAAACGCCGTCAGCGTGCCCAGGGCCAGCCAGGCGATGGAACGGTACAGGTCGGTCGTGAGCAACGTCATCGGCGCCCCGGCGGCCACCGTCCAGCCGGTCAGCGCCGAGCGGCTGAAGGCGGTGTACACCGGCGTGCCCTCTTTGGTGATGGTTTCCAACGACCCTTCGTTTTCCTGCTCGACCGCCCGCGACAGGGCCGGCACGGCCTTCTGGCCGACGAACTTGGACGTCTCGCGCGTGCGCGCCACGATGGTGCCGGTCTTGTCCAGTACCGCGGCCACCCAGCCATCGGGCAGCCCGCGGCGGCCCAGCACATTGCCGATGCGTTCGGGCGACAGGCCGACATTGAGGCTGTAGGCCACGTCGTCGCCGCGCATGACGGGAACACCCAGCGCGATGGTGGGATTCTGGCTGACCGCGCCCATGAACAGGCTGCTCAGCACGGGCTCGCGCGCCCGGAACACCCGGCTCAGTTCCTGGGAAACCCCGGATGCCGGCAGCGGCGTGCCATAGGGCACCAGGGTATTGACCACCTGATGGCCTTCCTTGTCGGTCAGGACGTAGCTGTCGACGATCTGGAAGCGGATGGCATCCCGGGCCCGCTGGTGAAATCCGGCCAGGTCGCCGCTGATCAGGTCCGGCGACGACGCCAGCATCTGCAACCCGGCCTCGACCCCGGTCATTTCGCGGTCGAGAATGGCCGTGAGATTGCGCGCCATGAAAATGGTGTCGCGGAATATCCGCTCTTTCTGGATCTGGTAGCTTTCGTAGACGGCGACGGACGCCACCATCAGGGCCGGCGCAATACAGGCGAACACCAACGCCAGCAGGCCGGTACGCATGGAATACCGGTGCTGCGGACGAACCCGCGCAGCGGCCAGGCTTTCGCCGTCGGGCATATTATTGTTCTCCGCCGCGCATGTGCCCGGGGCAATGCGCCTGCCGATACTGCACCCCCTGACCCATAGCGCCTCTCCTGGAGCTTGCCGTGCAGGCGATTGGCCCGCATCGGTGAAAAGTCAGAAATTATTGCAGAACCAGAACCCAACACAATATCCGCCGCGCAAAACCGGCGCCAAAAAAAGAAGGCGCCCGCGGCTGGAAAATCGCGATCTCAATTTACCTCAAAAACAAAGCCTGGCAACGGTTTCATTATGTTCGAGCACTTGCCGGCGAATATTCGCCGGGGTCGCGTCCACTTCCCCCGCGGAATTGAAATAGACCGGCCGCGCGTGATCGCAATATTCAATCCCGGTCCGCACGGGGGGCTTGGCGCACCCACCCAGACTTGAGGCGATTAGCCACGGCATCGTCATCGCTGCGAGCCACCTTTTCCTGCACATCCCTGGCCTCCTGGCGGGCGTCGGCCGCCCGCCCCTGGAGGCGGGCCTCACTGTCCGAGCGTTCCTGCGCCCGGCCCATGGCCCGCCCCCTCCAATAAACCCCGGCGACGGCGGCCAGGCCCGCCAGCACGGCCGCCACGACGCCGAGGCCCCGCTTAATCCACTGTTGCAACATGCGCTGCGCTCCTGGCCACCGGGGCGGACACCGCCGCCACGGCGCGTTGGTACAGGCTGTCCCAGCTATCCCGCTTGGGCTTGCCGGGCCGCCAGGTGCGCAGGTACAGCGCCCAGGCCGAGTCGGCGTCGCCGATACGCGGCAGGCTGGCCGGATCCGACCACAGCAACAGGCGCGCAAACGCCGCCGCCAGCACGTCGTCCTGGTCCAGCCGCGCGTACACCGACGGCGCGGTCGCGACCACCCCGCGAGCCAGGCAGACCTGGCTGGCGGCGTCCCGGCAGGCCGGATGCGTCAACACCCCGCGCACCCCGCCGCCCTGCTCGAACTGCCAGAAGCCGCGCGCCGGGCCGCCGATCTGGCGCCGGTGAATGAAGCGGCTTTCCTGCAGGCCGATCGCCAAGAGCAGGCAATGCGCCTGCCGCGAGTCCATCCGCGCGGGCAGCAGCGCCATCGCCGGCCGCACCGCGCTATCCATGATCTGGTCAAGCGTCATGCTTGCCCTCCTTGTCTGATTGCGTTTCCAACCCCAGCGTCTTGCGCCGTATCTCGACTGCCCAGTCCACCAGGTCCTGGTTCTGCAGCTTGGCCGTCAGCCGCAGGTAGGCGCCCAGCACCCACCAGGCCGGCAATCCGGCCAGCAGCATGCAGGGGCCCAGCACGTAGAACATGGCCAGCAGCCCGTCTTCGCCCAGCCCGGTGCGCTCGGCCATCCAGTAGGCGGAGGACATGATGTCGGGCATCCAGGCGATCATGCCGATCGCCAATATCGGCCCGAACAGAAATGAACTGACCACCGTACAAGCGGTGCGCGCCACGAACTCGCGCGGCGAGCGCGGCGGCATCAGCAACATGCCGATCAACGCCGCCATCGCGGCCGGCATGCCGAACGCCATCGCAATTTTCAGGGCGGCAAAACCGCCCAATCCCGTAGATCCCGGTTCCATGGTTACACCGCTCCTGTCGACGGCGCGCATTGCTGCCTCCCGCGAACATCACAGGCGCCGCGGTGGCGCGCCGGATGAGATTTTTGAAATCCGGGCGACACTGTCGTCCGTTTGCCCCAGGCCCCGCCTGCTTCGGCATTTATGCTGTTTCCGTTTATTGGTCTTACCCCCTAGCCTGAATCGTCATGAAACCCTGGACCCGTCGTCAGCCCCGCCGCAAGCCCGCCCCCACCCTCGCCGACGCGCTGACGCGTTACCTGGCCGAGGTGTCCGCCACGAAGAAAGGCCACACCGCCGAGCAGTCGATTGCGCGCATCTGGCGCGCAACGCGCCTGTCCATCCGGCCGGTCGACCGTATTCGCAGCTCGGACTTGACCGAACTGCGCGACGAATGGCTGAAAGACCGGGCGCCGGCCACCGTGGTGCGGCGCATGGCTTTCCTGTCGCACGTCTACACCGTGATCCGCAAAGACTGGGGTTTTGACCAACTGGCCAACCCCGTGCAGCTGGTGCGCAGGCCGGCGGTGGATGACGCACGCGATCGACGTCTCTTTGACCGCATCACGCTGCGCGGGGTGTCAGACGATGATTGCCCGCGCAAGGAACTGGAATGGATCATCCGCGCCACCCGGTCGGCCGAACTGCCGACCATCCTGACCGTGGCCAAGGAAACCGGCATGCGCCGGTCTGAAGTCGTAGGTATCCAGCGTGAACACCTGGACCTGATGCACGGCGTGGTGCATCTGCCGCATACCAAGAACGGCCGCGCCCGTGACGTACCTCTGACGCCGCGAGCGCGCGAGGCGCTGCGGCGCTGGGTTACCGGCAGGCCGATGCGCGGCCGCATCTTCACGATGCAGCCAGGCTCGGTCACCCGCGCTTTCATCCGGGCCCGACGCCGCGCCCGCCTGCGCTACGAGTCCATGTGTCGCCAGTACGGCCGGCGCCCGAACACCGCGTATTTTCGCGATCTGCGGTTCCATGACCTGCGCCATGAAGGCACCTCGCAGATGGCCTCCGTGTTCGCGATCCACGAACTGGCGAAGGTCAACGGCAACGTCGATACCCGGATGCTGCTGCGCTACTACCACCCTCACGGGCGGGAGCTGGCGCAGAAACTGACCCGCAGTCCGCTGGGCCGGCGCCAACTGGAGGAAATGCGCCGTGAACGCGAGGGCGAACTCGACGCGCTTGCCTTGGCGGCGTAAGGCCTAGGCGGCTGCAACCGGCTGCGAGGCCGGCGGCTTGGGCGCCACTTCGGTCAGCCACGCCGGCAGCGGTCCCCAACCGGGATAGCTGACGTTGCCGTCAACGCCGGCATGCTCGGTGCCGATCGAATACGGCGCCCCCGACTCCACCACCCACAACGGCGTGGTGCGATAGTCCTCGACCATCGTCCAAGCATCCCCGACGCGCCGCGGCCATTGGCCTTGTGCCGGCTGCGGCGGCGCGTCTTCGTAGGCGCCGAAGGGGATGTTGAACTTGCCGGGGGTCAGCGCCAGCTCGTTGGCGAGGGTTTGATACAGGAACAAGCCGTTGTCGTCGGCTTGGAAGACTTCTTTTTGCATAGTTTTCTCCTAGAAATGTAATTTGCACTGCAAATGCGCGGGTGATGGGAACTCGGCAGGAGCAGCAGTTTCAATACCATCTTCACGCTAATGCCGCCGTCGGCCTCGCTAATGGCTCGTTGAACGTCGGCCAGAGTACCTATGCGCAGTACGGCGCGGGCACAACCGGTCCGGCCGGCGGAACTGAAACTCGCCCGACTAACACCGCCTACCATCCGCGCATCCATACTTGACGTCGTCCTCACTGCAAATGCGCGGGTGATGGGTAGCCGACAGGCGCATGGGATTCAGGAACATGTTCACTCGATATCAGGTGACACGACCACACAGGGAGCTGGCGGCGCACTCTCACGGTTGGCAGACCATAAACAAACGACTGCGACAGGCGGAATAGTTGGCGGTGGCCGCTCCGAAACTCGCCCAGTGAACGCCGCTTACCATCCTCGTATCCACGCCTAGGCGTCCGCCCCACTGCAAATGCGAGGCCGTTGGCTTCGCGCCAGGCTGGCGCCATCCAGAGCCACGCCCACGGCCAGAACGCGGCAACGCTCGACAGAAGCGGCAACGCCAACGCGGCAGGCGGAACGGTACTTGCCGTGCGAAACCTCGGCGAAGGGCTGACCACCCTGGCCACTGGCGGGAGCGAAACGCGGCCTGCGAACACCGCGTATCCACCTCGGATACACGTATGAAATCAGGCATGAATTCGAGGGGGAAAAGCGACATTGATTGGGCGGGTTTCAGATCCGCCTGTAGGGTCCACAACCCCACCGCTGCCGGCCCCCATCACCATAAAGCCATTCGATCCACCGCCGCCGCCTGTCCAACCGCCAGGCGTAAGCGCAAAAGAATGCCGGTGCGATTCGAACTTGCCACTTTGCCGGCTTCCCATTGGCCTCGCATTTGCAGTGTCAGCGTCAGTTCCCGTAAATCGCCGGAACATATCGCGCAAATCCGGCACGCGGAACTCGCTTGCCGAGTAGTCCGAGAACCAATGCGTGCCGCGGTTCGCCTGCCAGACGGCCTCTGTCCTGACCAGGCCTTGTTCCTGCGCATACCCCCACAGGGCGGCATAGGCTGTCTTGGAGATCAAGCCGCCGATGGCGTCGACCTCGCTGACCAGCGGCAGGCTGGTATGGCCATCCAGTGGCCGGCCGCAAAGCGGCGAGCGATAGCCCTTGAAGTACTGGGTGGACGACCAGATCCACACTTCGGCGCACTCGGCGACGATGATCGGCCCGATGTCCTGCGTCGGCAACGCCGCAATCGGATAGATCCGCGGGAAGTTGCCCGACACGAACGCGGTGGTGGCGATCCGGGTGCTCTTGTCGCTGACGTCCGGCGTGGGCGCCGTCGGCGCCCCCGTGAATGCCGGCGAAGCCGCCAGCGCCGCCACGAACTTGGCCTGCAGGGCCGCCAGGTCGCCGTTGTCCAGCACGTCCTGGCCGGACTTGTCGGCGATGTACTGGGCGATCATGGCCGTCACGAAAGACGCCTGGCGCCAGACGGTGTTGAGCTCTTTCGACTTGGCCGTGCCGGCCGAGAAGCCGCCCAGCCGGGCGGCCAGCGCCTGGTAGTCGGCAGGCGTCAGTACGTTGGCACCGGGGACGGTGCCGAAGGGAAGAATTTGATTGATAGCCACGGAATGTCCTTATTCAACCGGCAAAAAGCGAGCCCCAGAGTCCGCTGTCGAACCCCGAGATGTAGTGGTTTTGAACGTCAAAACCGAACAAAGGCCCCTCGCCCGAGGGGATGACGTAGTAACTGATGCGCACGCCCTCGGGCTTGAGCGGGATGTAACCCCCGGTCAGCAGCGCCAGGAACAGCGCAGATGGCGGCGTGCCGGCAACGCCGATGTCGACCGACATGTCGCCGTTGTCCTGGATGAAGACATGGGTACCGCCGCCGAAGATGCGGTCCAGGATGGCGGCCGACGTCTCCAGCGTGCCGTCCCAGTGGTTGGCGCCGATCTTGGCCCGCAGCAGCAGGCGGTAGGTCTCGTCGTCCAGTTCGGTCAGGCCGCTGTCCGGATCGAACGGGCCCTGCCACACGCCCTGGTCAAAGCCCAGGCCGTCGGTATCGTGCGAGAAATACACGCCCGCCAGCGGCGTCTTGATGCGTCGCGCCAGCCCCACCCACCGGCCCACGGCGTCCAGCTGGTGGCCTACCGCCCGGTCCAGGTCAAAGGCATCCGGCAGCCCGCCGTACAGGTTGCGCAGGTCCACCATGCCCTGGCACAGGGCCTGGACGGTGGCAGTGAAGTTGGGCTTGCCGCGGTGGTAGGCGGACAGCAGACCGGAGTATTCGCTGATGTCCGCCATGTCACACCACCGTCAGCAGGACACTGTCCAGCGTGGCCGAGGCGGCCTGCTTGAACGTCAGGGCCACGTCCGGCGTCCCCGTAGCCCCCGCCGCCGACAACGTCAACGCCGCGATCTTGAAGGTGCCGTTGCCCGCCACGCCGTTGGCGGCGCTGATGGCATCGCCCCACTCCACCGAGCCGCTGGCGCCGCCGCCGATGGCGACGCCGTTGACGTAGTCGGCCACCGCCTGCCTGATCGCCACGCCGGTCGCCGCCGTATAGCCCGGCAAGGCGCGGATGCGCACGTCCACGGTGACCGGCAGCAGTTCAGGCCGGAAGAAGTTGATGGGATGCGCGATGCCGTAAATGTCGTTCACCACCACCGTGGTGGTGCCGTAGGTGCCGGTGCCCGGCGTCTTCTTGGCGGCAATGGCCTGGGCGATGGCGACGGCGTCGCCGCCATCCACCACCAGGCTGATCGAATGCGGCGGCAGGCCGTGGGCATCGGTGGCGCGGGTGTCGTTCTCGTAGGCCGCATAGCGGTTCACGCCCGGCACGGTCGCCACGGCCCCGATGGTGCCCTCGAACACGGTCTTGGACGGCAGCGCGACCGAGACGGCCTGCCGCTGCCGCAACGCCGCGTCGCTCTCGATGGGCGCGCCCGGCGCCGCGGCCGCCGGGTTGGTGGCGGACTGCCAGCCACGGGTCGGCGTCGCGATCTGGTCCACGGTGTGCGCCGATGCCGCAACCGCGCCCATCTGCTGGCACGTCGCCGTGACCGTGATCTCGCCTTCGGGCGGAATCGTCACCTGCGCCGGCAGCAGCCATTGGATGCCGTTGGCGTCCTTGACGATGCCGCCGCTGATCAGGGCGCCGCCCTGCCCGACGAGGCGCAGATCCACGGTCGACTGCGACGCCACCGCCCGGCTGATGCCGTTGATCTTCACGTTGGACGACAGCGCGCCGCCCGCGGCGGTGGCCGGCGAGAAGGCGTTGTAGACATTGATGGCCGCGATATTGGCGTCGTTGATGGCGGACGCGAACACGGCCAGCAGCTGGCCGTCCTGGCTGTCGGCTTCCAGGTAGGTGTCGGGCCCATAGATGGCCCGGTACTGTTCCTGCAGGTACTGCAGCACCTCGCCGTAGGACGGGGCCCGAATACCGGCGGCATCGACCACCGGCGCTGTAGAAAGTATCGTCATAATGCTGCCTGCACAATGGCGGTGCCATAAAGGGTTGAAATCGTGGCGGCCACGGCCAGTGCCCGCGACTCGGCATCAAGCCGGCTCGAGTACTCGGCAATGCCCGTCACACCGGGCGTACCCAGGATCCGCTCGCGGATCGCTCCGTCGTACGAAGCCTCGAAGCGCTTGCCCAGGACCTCGGTCCGCCAGGGCATGCCTTCGCTGGTGTCCAGGAACCACTCGCCGCGCAGCAGCATCAGCCGGGTCTTGACCGCCTGGGCCACCGCCTCGGGCGTGTCCCGGTGGAAGTCGGCCTGCTGCCCGCCGAACGAGTAGTCCCCGTTAGCGTCCATTTTTCGATAGCGCATTGGTGTCCTTAGTTGGGCGGCGTCGTGACCGCGTTGGCCCCCTGGGCCGTATGCGTATGGGTGTCGTCCACCCGCTTGCCGTTGGCCAGAATCTGGCCGATGACGTTGAAGACGCCTGTGATCTGCGCGGCCGAGCCTTCGCCGCCGCTGCCGACCAGGCCGGCCACGTAGGTCAACAGCCCCTGCACCAGCACCTGATCCGAGAACGTCGACCGGGGCGCGACCACGTCGAATCCGCCGGGTGCCACGATCCGGACCTTCTGGCTGGCCGGGTCCAGTTCGATCAGCGTCGAACCATCGTCGCTGCGCAACTGGGTGGCGCCGGTGCTGACGTTCGGGATCACCCGGGGCTGCGACCGCACCCCCACGAACACGAAGCCGTCCGACAGGTCGTGCATCCGCAACTCCGCCTGCTCCTGGACGCCGCCCGATTGCCACCAGCCATCGATGCAGCGCGACGAGAACACCACCAGGCATTCATCGCCCGGCGCGACCGGAAAGGTCAGCGTGCACTGCCCGCCCGACGGAAAGTGGACCGGGCAATCCACCAGGAGCGGCAGCGCATCGGTCACGATCGCGCCCGTCGGCAGCGTCCTGCGCGCCTTGATCGCGGGCTGCACCACGCAAGTCATGGCCACCGGATCGAACGACTGCACGATGCCGGGCAGCGCCGTCCAGGTCATGGCCATGGCGCCCCGGATCGCGTCCTGCAGCGCCACGTTCGGATCATTGAGCCGTTCACGTCGGTTCATGAGGCCTCCTTCGGCGCAGGTTGAAGCTGGCCGGACAGTTCGCCCGGCGGTTCCAGGGTGGCGTCCCAGGCCAGGCACGTGATCGTGGTGAACCAATCGGTCTTGCGGGTATCGCCGTTGTGCTCGGCCACCATGACGTAGTAGTAGCCGTTGTCCGCCAGCTTGCGCTGGGTGGACAGGTCAGGCTCCGGCGGGGCCGGCTTCGCGCCGTTGCCCTTGGCGGCCTTTTCCTTCTTCAGCCTGGCCTGCTCGGCCTCGGTCTGGTAGCGATAGCGCTTGATGCTGTCGTTGTTCAGGTAGACCAGCCGGCCAGGCTTGATGGCAGGATTGAGCAGCATCTTGACCTTGATGCCCTTGTCGATCTGCTCCGGCCGGCCGATGACGCCGGTTTCGTCGGTCAGCACTTGCACCGTTTCTCGGACGTACGACTTTTCCGGCACGATCTCGAGCCGGTTGTCGTGAATCCGCCAGATGCACCCTGCCGTGCGGCAAAGATCGTCCAGCACATCGCGGCACATGCCCGCATTGACGTTGGCCCGCAGGCTCGCGCCCGGCGGCAGTTCGGCCATGTAGCCGGCGGTAATGCCCATCGGCTTCATGGCGGCCAGCACCGCCTGCACACGGTCATGCACCGTGGCGCCCTTTTGCAGCGTCTGGCTCATGGTCGCGAAGTTGTACGGCAGGTCGCCGTCCGCCGCGACGATGTCCAGGTAGGGGTTGGTCTGCCCTTCCGTGCCGCTGGACGCCTCGATCAAGGTGCCATGGAAGATCGTGCCCAGGTTGCCCTGGTAGCCTGCTCTGAGCATGACCACGTTGTATTCCCGGCGAATCCGGCTGATGGCGGCCTCGCCCAGGTTGTAGATGCGGATCTTGGCGGTGCTGGGCTTGGAGGAATCCGTGTGCTTGATCTCGAACGTGAAATGAAAGTCCGACAGATCCAGGCCCTGGTCGTTGCCGATCAGCAGTTCCGATCCGCGCAGCCATTGCCGGGCGTAATCCACCCCGCCCACCGCGTGCGTTGATGTCGCCATGTCAGCCCGCCTTCCAGTAGAGCTTGGCCTGCACGCCCAGGTTTTCATAGGTGGGCGGATCGTCGGACAGGCTGGCGTTGATCAGCCACAGGCCCCCGCCAAACCCCAGGTGCCGATATTGGCCCAGCAGGTCCACGCCCGTGACCAAGGGAATGCCCGCCACCCGCGGCTCGCCTTCGGCGCTGTCGATATCCAGCACCCAGCCGTCACGGTATTGCACGGTCAGGCGGTATTCCTTGCCGCCCAGGGCGATCGTGAAACGCTGCGGCACCGGCAGCAAGGGAATCTCGTAGAAACTGGCCATCATGGGCTCCTTGGGTTCGCGACGGTCGCATTGCGGGTGCCGCATTCCATCGGCCCGCCGGTCTTCCTGGCATCGGCATGGCGCGGCAGCGGCGGCACCGCCGTCTCGCGGGCATGCACGATCTGCACCTCGACCAGGTTGGCCGTGACGCGCAAGCTGCCCTGCGTATCCTTGTTGTGATCCACCTTCAGGCTCTGGATCAGCATGTTGCTGTACTTGCGCCGGCAGGTGATCAGGTCGAAGGGCTCGCGTGATTCCTGCAATGCCAGCAGCTGCGTGTACACCGCCGTCACGTAGTCGGATGCCGCGGCCTGGCCGTTCGGCAGCGCTTCAGCGGTGGCGCCCAGCAGGCCTTCGTAGTCCGCGTTGCTCCAGCCGCACTGCATGACGACCTCGCGCGGCTTCTTGAATGCGTGGTCGTTGATCGTGCGCGGGCCGCCCGGGCCGCCATCCACGGGATGCGAGGTGATTTCCAACGTATCCGTGTAGGTTTCCTGAACCACCGCGGGGATCTCGATCTGGCCGATTTTCTTGGTATGCAGCAGCACCATGTCCAGGCCCGCCGAACTCAAATCCGTCATTGGTATGCTCCCTGCGTGTTGCGTGTCAGGTCCGCGAAAACGCGATCCTGCTGGGCGGCCACAGCCGTCGCGGTCGCCATCGGGTCCGCGGCGCCTTCCACGTAGATGTGGGTCGTGGCGTTCAGGTTGACTTGCGGCGACTCGACGTTCAGCCTCACTTCCAGCGCACCACTGCGGTAGCCGTCCCAGGGCGCTGACAGCGATTGAGGTATCGGCTCACCGAAAGCAGGCAGGCGCAGGCTTGCGCTGTCGGAAGCCATGAGCAGCCCGCGGCTCGACGCGGGCATGCCCTCGAGAAGCCGCTGAAAATTCTCACCGGCAGCGCGTGCGGCCAAATCGGCCTGTTCGACCATGCGCAATCGGTCAGCCCCTGCCTGGCCGGATGCCGCTTCTGGCGCCGATTGGGTGCTCTCGCCTGGGTCCGTCGAGCCTTCAAAGACTGGCCGCGGCACTCGGGGCAAGTCCGAAAAACTGGACGGCCCTACCTTGACGCCGCCAGAACCCGGTGCTGCTGGCTTGTAAAACAGCATCATCATGTCCATCGCCAGCTTGTTCGAGAGCAGGAATGGGGGGGGAACCGACAGGACGGATGACACATGGTCTACCGTGCGTGCCCGGTGCTCCTCATCGCTCTCACCGGGAATGGACGGCTGCGCCAAATCCGCCAGACTCAGAAAACCCTCGGTCAGCACGCCGGCCGCGCCTAGCCTAAGCAAGGGCTTGCGACCGACAAAACGGAGCAGACCGCCCATTCCGCCAGCGGCGCCAAGCCCACCGCTGGCCAGGTTCACCGCGCCGATTGCCTCGGCCAACTGGAGCAAGCCCGTCACCAGCTCGGCCCCACCCAACATCCGGAACGCAGCAATTGCCAGCCCGATTCGGGTACTCCAGCCGCCGGTGATGGCGTCCAGTTCCAGAATGGCCCCTGCGACCCATCCCAGCACCGGCGCAACCGCCAGCGCCATGTCCAATATGGCCTTGGCCACCTCGGCCATGCGTTCACCGATGAGCGGGCCATTGGTCTGGAACCATTGCGAGAATTCCTGCAATGGGCCCTTGAGTTTTTCCAGGAATGCGCCTGCCACTTTCGTGGAAATGTTGTCGATGGTGCGCCCGATTTCTCGAATCGAGTTCATCGATTCGTGCGCGTCTGCCGATACCGTATCCAGGCCGGTCGTTGCCGCGGCCTGGCGTATCTCGCGGTAACGTTGCAACAGCTGGGCCGCGCGCTTGGGGTCCATCAACTCATCGTCGATGCCCAGGTTTCCAGCCAGGCGGCGGGCATCCTGGGGAGACAGCGCATGCACCTGCGCCAGAACGTCGCCCATTACCTGGACGGTGTCGCGCAGCTTGCCCGTGGTCTTGTCGACGGTATCGACACCCAGGCCGCTCTCTTTGAGAAAATCGGCAGCGGTGCCATCTTCCATGGCCTGCTTCAGCGACTTCAAACTGCTTTCGGCAGTCTGGGCGGAAACGCCGAAGTCCTGAGCCGCTGCGCCGAACGCCCGCAGATTGCTTGCGGATGCCCCGACGCGCTGGGCGCCGAAATACACCGCTTCCAACTTCTCGGCCATCTGACCAACCCATTGGCCGGTCTGCGCCATCGACGAATTCAATCTGTCGAATCCACGCGCCATGATGTTCAGCGCGTCTTCGATTCGTTGCAGGCTCTTGGCGTCGATCTGGAATCCCAGAGCAACGACGGCCTGCTGCAAGTCTGATGTGTTAGCCATTCTTCTCTGCCATTAGACGGCGGTGCGCTTCCGCCTTGTTGTCTGCCCGGACCGACAGCGCGTCGTTCAGGAGCGCGATGTCGGCCAGGTCCAGGGAACCGTCCTTGAGGGACTCGTACTTGCAGAGCCCCTCAAGCACCGGCGCCAGCAACCAGTCTTCGCCGCCCGGCAGGCTTTTCAGCCAGCCTGTGTCGCCTCGGGGCTGCTCGTCTGGCTCGTAAGCAGCCCTTGCATAAAAGGCCCCAGGTTGACGGTGATGACGCGCATCACCAGCGGCAACATCACGCCCAGGTCGATGTCCTGGAACATGGGCGTGCGCTGGCTGGCCGACCAGATGCCGGCCCAGCCGTGCTCCTGCTTGCGCTGGACGACCTGCAAGCACGTGTCGAGCACGTACTCGGCATCCTCATCCTTCATCGCCGCCAGGCCGTCGGCCAGCGGTTGCAGGACATCGGCCAGGCCGCCGGGGTCTTCCGACACCACCCGGTTGCCGCCCGCCAGGCGGACGAACACCGGAATCAGCGTCGGCAGGATCGGCGCGATGCGGCGCGAGATGTGGAACTGCTGCTTGGCACTCAGTTTTCCGATGGAATACCGGTTGCCGTTCAGGTCGATTTCCAGGGACATGGCTTAGTAGGTTCCGAGAATGGTGTCGATCTTGCCCGCGTCGAATACCCAGGCCACGGTGTCGCCGTCCTTCTTGTAGGTCAGGTCGGGACGCTTGCCGAATGCGCACGAGCGGCATGTGGTCACATCGCCGGTGGCCGGATTGGTCACGGTGATGAGGTTCTTGCCCCACAGGCGCGAATCCAGCGTCTGCGCGTCGTACAGCGCCTGCAGCTGGGCATTGACCGGCGACGTCTTCAGGTAGGTCAGCGTCACGGTGCCGCTCTTGTTGGCGTTCAGCGTGTGCATGACTTCGCCGTCGGCGCCCACCGTCATGGTGTTGCGCGACGCGGCCATGGCGACGGTGATGCCTTCGTCGGCATTGCCCGAGCCGTAGCCCAGCGAAATCGCCCCGCCCGGGCCGATGAGACTGGCGCTGATATCAGCGAACGAATAGGTAGACATCTGCGACTCCTGATTAGCGATTGACCGTGACGAGAACGTCGACGGTGTGGATGGCGCCGGCTTCCTTTGCGGCGACCTGGAACGGAACGGCCTTGCGCGCTTCGCGATCGGCCTGGGATTGCGTGGCGATTGCCGGGGCATAGACGTAATAGCCCTTGGACAGCGTGTCGCCCTGCTTGACCGCGCCGAAGCCGGCCGAATTCCACACGCCCGGGGCCAGGTAGCCGTTGTTCACGGCGGCTTCGCACGCGGCCTCGATCACCGAAGCGATCAGCTGGTTGCCGGCATCGGTCTGCGGCACCTTGGTGGGGCTGGTATAGAGCAGGTTGTAGACGTCGGTCTGCACGCGGTTGCGGAACCAGATCGCGTTGTAGACCGAGTCGATGAAGATGCCGCTGGGCGTCACGCCGTACTGGATGATCGCCGTGTCGTTGTCGTAGTTGACGAAGACGTTGCAGTTCTTGGCGGCCAGCGTGTCGGCCTGGCTGCTGGTCAGGGTCTCGGCCACGATGCCGGGCTCCTGCTTGTACATCAGCGTGATCGTGGTGTTGTTGGCGTTGAAGTTCACCGTCAGCATGCGGCCCAGCAGCGAGGCCACCGCGTACGGATTGGCGCTGGAGAACTGCACGATCGTGTACTTGTATTTCAGCGCCTTCAACTGGCTGGCGATGTCGTCGTGGTGGGTCGGCTCCAGCACCTGGGGCGACTGGGTCGACACGCCGTACAGGTGACGCTGGTCGGCCTCGATCAGGCCGGCCACGGCCAGGTGCTGGGCGCTCGTCAGTTCGGCGTCGGCGAAGGCCAGGCCCAGGAACTTGTTGGCGAAGCGGTCCAGGAACAGCGCCACGGCGTCCACCGGCGTCTCGGCAACGATGCCTGCGACGGGGGCCGAAGCCTGGGCGGCAGTCAGGCCCAGCATCGACGAAATGTCGGTGCCGGTACCGGGTGCCGACGCATAGCCCAGCGTCGAGGTGGCGCCCGAGGTGTTCGAGGTCACGACGAACTGCGAGCCGTTCCACAGCACCGAGGCGGACACCAGCGCGGTCGAGATGATCGAGGCCACGCCGTTCAGGTTGGTGGCGCCCGAAAAGTCCAGGCCGCTGATCGACTTGGCGGTGCCGTCGACCGTCAGGGCAAAGGCGCCCGCGGTGACTGCGGTCCAGGCGGACAGTTGTTTTTCAGCCGCCGACAGCACGGCGCCGCGCAGCGTCGCCGACGTGGCGCCCTTGGCCCAGCGGCCGATGTACAGCTGCGAAGGCTGGGGCGTCTGCTGGAAGTACAGCAGCGCGGCGCGGTATTCCGGCGCGGTGGTGCCGAAATCGGCGGCGACGGCATCGATGCCGCCGTAAGCGCGCATGCGCTCGCCGGTGTCGATGACCGCGGACGAGCCCAGCAACAGGGCGGTGTTCAGGCTCGCGCCCTGCGCCGCCAGCGGCGACATGTTGATCGTAACGTTGATCAGGCGTGATACCGGCAATCCATTAGCCATGGTAAATCCCTTAATCTGCAAGGTGGTTGGTGTTGTCCGTCGGGGACAGCGACGCGGCATGCGTCGTGACCTGCGCCGACAGAAGATTCAGGACCGGATAGCTGCGGATGACCTGTCGCGCAAAGCGCAAGGTCATGTCGAACTGCCGTATCCACTGCTGATTCACGAGTTCGTGCTGGGCCAGGATCGGCCCCGCGCCGCTCACCGCGATGCCTTGCGCCTGCAAGGGTTCACGGTTCTGCGGCACGGCGGCGCCGTCGCGCAACTGCGCCGCATGGCGCAGTGCGCGCGGCCCGAACATCGAGCAAAGCACCTCGATGTCTTCATGCCGAACGTATGAATCAGATCCTTCTCCGGTGGGGTCGTGAGCCACGACCGGACCGGCGTCCGCACGCTGCGACCGGATGTCCATCAGGCACCAGGTATCGGTTTGCGCGGGCGGTTCCACGCCAGCAGCAGGCCAGCGTGTACGAACCAGGTTGAGAGGCAGGCCGGACACGCCGGCAATGAACCCCTGGAACAGCGCCTCGAGTTCGGCATCCTCCAGAGGCGGAGAAATGGCCAGGGGCGCCAGGTAGCCGCCGGTGGCCGAACTGTTCGCCATGCGTCGCTCCTTTGATGTGGGTAGGCCCGAGCGCCGTGTTCCCTGAAGGCGGCGCCAAGCAAAACGCCCCGCGTTCTCGGCGAGAACGCGGGGCGCGCAAATGAAAAAGGCCCGCCGATGGCGAGCCTGGTCAGGGGTACTGCAAAGAGCACTTGCCGACGCGTTGGCCGGACGTACGTACCCTCTCATAAATAAGGCCCGCACTGGGCGGGCCTTGTTTGGAACCGTCGACGCAATGCGGGACGGCATGAACGAATTGTGCAGCAGGGTCAGGCGTGGGCGCAATCCTCCTCGTGTCGCACTTCGCTCCAGACATAGGCGAGCGAATTGCGGGCGTGCTCGATGCGCGCCACCTGGCCGCCATCGTGCAGCGTTTCCAGGACACGCAGGATGGCCTGGCGCATTGCATTGCGTTCACGGCGCGACAGTTCACGTGCCCCGGATGCGCCGCGCACCAGCTCGGCCATGCGCCACGGCCGGCCCGGATGGGCCGACATCGTGTCCAGGACTTCCTTGGCGTATTTCATCGGGACGCCCCCCGTTCAAAACCAGTTGCCATGCCTCGTCATCCTTGTTCCAGGTTTATGCCGGTTGTGGTCCTCCTGCGTCGGCTAGCGGCCAGCCCGACTGTCGTGGAGTTGCAATTCATGGTAGCGAGTCGCTACCATGAAGTCAACAGCGAATCGCTACTGTACTTTCGGGTAGCGGATTGCTACTATCGCTACCATGGACATCCGATCGATCCGACTGAACAACCTCAAGTACGCCGTGCACGAAGCCGGGGGCGTGGACCGCCTGGCCGAACGCGCCGGCGTCAGTCGCAAGTACCTCGACCAGATCCTTCAAGGATTCCAAGGCAAGCGGGACAAAAGCCCCCGCAAGGTCGGCGATGCCCTGGCCGCCAAGCTCTCGGTGGGCCTGGGCCAGCCCGCGCACTGGATGGATCTTCCCCATCCCGACCTGTGGCGCGAGCTTTCGCCCGACGCCATGCCAGACGAGCCGGCCGGCCGGCTTGTCTCTTTCGACCATGCACGGCTGGGCAGGCCGAACCTCGACAACGTCCTCATCGCCCAGTTCGATACCGGAGGCGCAATGGGTAATGGCCTGGAACTGCGCGACCAGCCAGGCGTCATTCAAAGCTGGAACGTCAGCCCTGAATGGCTGCAAAAGAATGTCCGGGGCTTTTCTGCCTCGAAGAATCTGTGCATCGTCACGGGTTTCGGCGATTCCATGCGCCCCATGTTCAACCCGGGCGATCCCCTGATCGTCGACCGGGGCGTGCAGGCCGTCGAATACGACGCCATCTATTTCTTCCGCGTCGGCAGCGAAGGCTTCATCAAGCGGCTGCAGCGCATCCCCACCGCCACCGGCCTGGTGGTCCGGGCGAAATCCGAAAACACCAAGTACGACGCCTGGGACATCACCGAAGGCATGGATTTCGAGGTCTTCGGCCGCGTGCTGAAGGTCTGGCGCAGCGAGGACTTCTGA